CTGCGGCAAGGTGTTTATAGGCGATCACGATGGCACACGCTTTTGCTCGCAGGATTGCCACTACCGCAGCCGAGGGGTTGCCAGCCGTGGAAAGCTCCTGCCTATGTACCCGATCTTCAAGGCGGATTATGACTCTGGTTTGTCCATACTGTCCATTGCTAACAAGCATGGAGTGTCCGAGACTGGGGTGAGAAAGACTCTCTGTTACTTCGGTTATGAGCCGCGCAGCAACACCGCTAAGGCACGCGAAAAGAGCAACGCCGGGCCTGGATGCCGTGGTGGTGACTCGCCTCGCACAGAAGCTGCTAAGAAGCGCGGCTACTGGACCTTGCCTCAGGGCTGACGCCCTTCGGCTGCGGTCCGAGCGCGGTCGGCCTTCGGCCTCCCGCAATCAACTAGCGTGAACTTGTACTAAGTTAGTGGCAGTTGCTTGAGTGATTTGGCTGGTTGGGGCGTAGCTGTGCCTGGTGAGACTCCCACGAACTTGCTCTCCGTTAAGGAGCTGCAAGAGGAGATCACCCCGCCTCTGCTGTCAGAGGAGGATGAACAGCTCCATTTCTGTTATCAGCAGATGTGCCATGGAGGGACGCGCAAGAGCGTGATATATAACCTCCGGGAAGCCTTTCCTTCCCTTTCTATAAGTAAAGCTAATCAGACTTACAGTAATGCTATAGTATTGATTAGAAAAGAACAGACAGAGCAGAGATCTGAACTGATAAACCAGCTTCAAGCCATCCGATTAGTGATAATTCAGAAGGCGATTAAGCGAGGGCAGCTAATGACGGCTGTCACGGCTTGCAAAGATCTCGGTGCAGTGATTGGTGAAACATTGCCCGAGCAGCTTGCAGTGGCAGCGCCTGAACTCAAGATTTCTATTGAGGCCGCGGCTGTCGCAAAAGTTGATAATACTCCGAAACAAAGTGAAACAACAATTGATATAACACCAGCAGATTAACATTTGGCCTTTAATAATAGAAGCCTTTAATTATTAACCTTTAATATGGGGCTATTTTCATACTGCATCACTATGTATAAACAAAACTGTTATACAATAGTATAGTGATATAACGATAGTGTAGTATGGAGCCTCCTTGGGGAAGGGATACTGTTATACTACAGTAGAGTTATACTACTATATCACAGTATAACGATAGCGTAATCCGAAGCCTGATTGGGTTAGGACCGTTGGCCGCGGCTACTAAAAAAGGGGCCTTTCGGCCCCGTCCTTAGCTGGGCTCCCCTGGGAGCGTGACCCTTCTGGGCAGCTCCTTGGCGAGGTTTAACAGGCTGGTCATGCCTAGCTCTAGTTCGAACTCCACGTCGCACGTAGCGCAATAGAGAGCGTCTGTGAGCGGCATATCGGTTTCTATCCTCTCAGGCTCCCCATCGTCGTTCCGAAGCTCCTGAAGAGCCTCTAGAAGGGCGATCAGGGTGTCCGCTTGGATAGCAACCGTGTCCTGTCCCACGTCCTGCAGCGCCTTTAAATAGGCGATTGCTGGGTTGTTCATCTTTAGTTGGCGAGGTACTGTCCCTTTCGGAACATCTGTAATATAACACAATATTTTGTACATTGCTACAGTATTGTGATTTTTCTTAATATTACAATATCGTAAGAAATAATACAATATTGTTATTTTTCTTATTGTGCTGTAGTATAAAGAATTGTTACAATTGTATGATTTTACAAATCTTTATGCTATAATATAGGGGTAAGCAGAAATGCTTACCTTTCCTTCGCACGTACCAATCGTGAAATTGTCACAGCAACTCCGTCTTCAGATCCAAGAGCTGGAAGATCTAAACAATAGATCACTAAAACGCTTGGATGATATGATAGAACGCACAACCAGCCTATTAAAGGATCTAGATATTGTGTTAGAAGAGGAGAACAGTAAAGAGTAAACATTCTTGAGAGATACAATTGTATCTCTCTTTTTTATTATTACCATATAACACTATAGGCATGGGGTAGTATTGCAATATAATGATATCGTAGTATCTTGTAGGGAACCTTGGTAGAGATTTCAACTTCCACTCTACCATAGTACAGGGGGGCAGGGGTCGAATCCTGGAACGGTCGAATCACACATCCCCCAAAAATCCGAGCTACGATTACAGGGCCTAGGAGCATGGCATGCACACAACGATGGCGGAAGCCATAGCAGCGGGAGACAGGGAATTCTTCCCTGGAACGATCTGTCGAAACGGGCACCGTTCAATCCGAGTGATCGATTACCAGAAGGGAAAAGGTGATGGAACGTGGAGCGGCCATTTCAGCAAATGCCGCGAATGCAAACGTGAAAGCCGTCGCCGCCATGCATATAAGGATGTATGGGCGGTGTATCGAAGCACAATCAACAGCGCGATCAACGCCCGCCTGCAAGGAGCGCCCCGCCGCCTAACCACTGGCAAGGCAGACAAATACCTGGGTCTCCCCGTCGAGGACTACATCATCTGGATAGAGGACAAATTCAAGCCTGGAATGACATGGGAGAACTGGGGCCTGGTATGGCAAATCGACCACCACCGCCCATGCCGTGACTTCAACCACCGCATCCTGAACGAAATCCTGGAATGCCTCAACTACCGCAACACCTACATCGCGGATATCCGCCCCACGCCACCGAAGCCCACGCGGCCTTCGGCCGCAGAACAGCCAACTGTTGAGGAAATTATGCAATCTGGATGGAAAGATGATTGTTAGAGCCCCCGATGCAATTAATTTGCGCCCTGCGCAAGGCGAAGTATTTAATAGCGACAAACGTTTCCGAGTCTTAGTAGCTGGCCGGCGCTTTGGGAAGAGCTATTTATCAGTAATCGAATTACTGCGAGCAGCATCTACCCGCCCTGGGGAGACGTTCTTTTACTGCGCCCCGACGTACCGAATGGCGAAGGACATTGTGTGGAAGTTATTCAAGCAGGTAGTTCCGCAGGTATGGATAAAGAGCAAGAACGAGTCAGACCTGAAGCTAGAGCTAGTAAATGGATCGGTCATCGAGCTTAAGGGGACAGAGAACGCTACTGCTCTTAGGGGTCGTTCTCTTAGCGGAGTTGTGTTGGACGAAGCCGCTTTCATGGACAAGGCTGTCTGGTTCGAAGTTATCCGCCCCGCATTGGCAGATAAGCAAGGCTGGGCGTTATTTATATCAACGCCGGATGGAACGGCGTCATGGTTCTACGACTTGTGGTGCTATGTAGCAGAGGACCGCGACGGCTTATGGAGCCGCTGGAGCTTCACAACGATTGAGGGAGGAAACGTTCCAGCAGCGGAAGTAGAAGCCGCCCGGCACCAACTAGACGCCCGGACCTTCAAGCAAGAATTTGAGGCCAGCTTTGAGAATCTCTCTGGTTTGGTGGCAAGCAACTTCAGCGAATCAAACATCAGCGCAGACATCCACGACATCCCAGATCTAACTTTGTGGATAGGAGTGGACTTCAACGTGGACCCAATGAGCGGAGTCTGCGGAGTGAAGGTAGACAACGAGTTGCATATATTCGACGAGATCGTAATAACAGGGGGATCAACGACGTGGGAATTTTGCGAGGAGGTGCATCGCCGCTACGGACTGGAGCGAAAGATCATCACGTGTCCGGACCCAACGGGAGGATCGCGAAAGACTGCTGGAGTGGGAGCAACCGACCACGCCATTTTGCGTCGAGCAGGTTTCAAGGTAAACACGCCTAAGAGCCCCTGGAAAATCCGAGACAAGGTAACCGCAGTCAACACGGGTTTACAGGACATGAGTGGAGAGGTGCGAATAAAGATTCACCCTCGATGCCGAGAACTAATCAAGTCACTTCGTACGCTGGTATATGACGACAACACGGGTGTCCCCAACAAGAAACTTGGTGTGGATCATAGTTTTGACGCCATGGGTTATATGTGCCTCCAGCTCTTTAATCTTGCTAAGCCTTCTACTTACGGCACAACGAATTATCGTCTGTATTAAGCCAGCTAAAATAGCCCCATGGAAAGTAGAAACCTAGTACCTGGGGCTGCCCTGGTAAGCACTGAGTACCAAACGCTAGGAGGAGCAACGGACACTCCCTTCCAGCGAGACAGCGCAGTTTATGGAATGATGCCTGGCTGGGCAACGATGCAGGCAGTGATGTCTGGGACGGACTACCTGCGCAACCACTGCCGCACGTATTTACCGCAAGAACCGCGTGAGGATGATGGAGCGTATTTAGTCCGAGTAAACAGGAGTGTTCTTAGCCCATACACGCAACGCTTAATCGAAAACGCGACTGGAATGGTGTTGAGGCGTCCAATCCGCGTGGAGGGCGACCCCTATTGGACAGAGTTTTCCAAGAACGTAAACGGCCTGGGAAGTTCAATAAACGAGTATTGCCGGCAGGCATTAGTGAAGGCGATGCAATATGGCCATGGAGCGATTCTGGTTGATTTTCCTGCGGACGAGGGAGCATTAACGCTACGGGACGAATTGCAATCGAACCGGCGCCCATATTTTGTAAATATCGACGCCCCTCAAATCTGGGGATGGCGCCAAGAGCGTCCAATTCCGAGCGCCCCATTAACGCAAGTCCGAATCAACCGCTGGGTAACAAAAGCGGATGGAGAGTTTGGGGAAAAGCGAGAGGAGCAGATGCTGGTCATCCGTCCAGGTCGTTTTGAGATCTGGAATGCAGACGGTCGAGTAGACGCCAGCGACTATTCCCTAGACGCAATCCCGCTAGTACCGATCTACACGAACCGGATTGGGATGTTAACTAGCACCCCACCGTTAATTGACATTGCATCAATTAACTTATGCCACTACCAACGGCAAGCAGATTTAATCCACGCGCTGCATTTAGCAGCGATGCCAACTTTAGTATTGGAGGGATGGGACAACGGCCCCGACGAAACCTCCCTTGGAGTGAACTACGCCATAGCAATGGATCCAGGCAATAAGGCTTACTACATCCAATGTGATTCTGGATCGTTCCAAGCGCAAGCGAACGAACTTCTCCAACTGGAAGGTCAGATGACAAACCTTGGAGTAACGAAGCTTTTAGGGCAAAAATTCGTTGCAGAATCAGCGGATGCGAAGCGAATCGACCAAGCCCAAGCGAACTCAGTGCTATCAATCATTTCGATGGAACTGGAGAGTGCCTTACAAAACGCCTACGACTTCGCGGCGCAATACTTAAACATCGCACCACCAAAGATCACGCTGGATAGAGACTTTGATTTCTACAGATTACTGGGTCAAGATGTAAGTGTGGTTGGTCAATTAGCATCCAACGGCTTAATTACAGACAAAACATTCCTAGAAATCTTGAAGCAAGGCGAGATTTTACCGGATAATGTAGATCTGAACACCGAACTAGAAGCAGTTCGATCCCAAAAGGAGCAACAGGATGGCATGCTGGACACCAGGACCGTGGGACCAGGCATGGAGGGACTACGTGGATCGTCAGAAAGCAGAAGCGAAGGCGAAGGAGTTAGTAACAGCGCCCGCGCCAAAGAGGAAGCGTCGGAAAGCGACGGTTCAACTTGAGGTGGTCCCTGATTTAGAGCCCACCCCCACCGAATAACCGCCCGATGTCAGCCGTACCTAAAGATTCCGCCGCCGTGCCAAGCGGCGGTGATTGTGTGCAATGAACGAAGATTACCAAACAACAAAAGAGCTAGCAGAGGTAAAAACTAAGGTCGAGGTTCTGATCTCAGAGGTTGGGAAGGAAGAGGAGCGCCTAACGACTTTAAGCCGGGAAATTTTCCAGCGGATCAGCGCTTTAGAGCGTCGAATGGCTCAGGTTCTAGTGATCGCCTTAATCGCGTCAATCTTATTACCGATAGTGTTTGAGACAACATTCAAAGCCGTAGACTCAATTCATATCACTGCACCCCGCTAAAGATGGAATTTTTACAAGAGCCCTGGTTCTGGATTGTGGTAACGGGTGCCTCTGAGATCGTTGGTATGTCCAAGTTGAAATCCAATTCAGTCATTCAACTTTTGCTCCAGGCTTTGATGGCGCTAAAGCCAAAGAAACTCCCAAAGGGCTAGAGCAACCCAGGGGGAGATATTTATGGACCTATTCCAGCGTCAGCGGGCTAGACGCGCTGAAACGCTACGTCTCTGCCCAAAAATTCAAGACCTCTTTGGGCCGCAAACTGGACAAAGAAGTAGAGGAGACCTCCAATGCAATGGAGCGTGTGGATCCACCATCGGGCCCCATTCGTACTGACGAGCCAGGTAGTGGTCGATTAGGCGGCCCCATGGGACTAAGGGGCAGATGGAAGCGCCGCTAAGCTACGTCCAAAGTGAGAGTCCTTAGGATGAATAGGCAAGGCACGGTTCTCTTCGATGGCGAGAAGCTTTACCCTCGAGAATCACCCAGTTCCAAGGTTATTAATGGCGATGCTGTCGTATCTGAGGGAGGACGAGACTTCAACCCGACGAGCAAAGTCCGCCGAACAACCCCATTCACGGAGAGAGGTTAATGGCTAAGAACAAGAGCAAGAAAAAGTGGGTCCAAGGAATGGACATGGACAAGGGAGCATTCACCGCGAAAGCGGAATCTGCTGGAATGACCCCTGCCGAGTATCAAGCTAAGGTTCTCGCCGACCCTTCTAAGTATGATAGTAGGACAGTACAACAAGCAAATTTACGCAAAACGCTTGTAAAGATGAACCCCCCGCAGAAAAAGAAGAGGCCAAAGAAGTAATGCCTTACAAAAGCGAAAAGCAGCGTCGATATTTACACATGTTTGAGCCAGAGATCGCTGCGCGTTGGGACGCGGAGTACGGCACTAAAGTAGAGAAGAAGTCTTCCTCCAAAAAACCAATGGCCAAGAAAAAGCAAGGTTATAACGACCGACTGGATGATTCCATGGGCGCCCGTAACGGGAAGAAGTCCCAAACCGAGAAGGATCGCCGCGACGAATCCGAAGCCATGGAGAAAAAGGCTGGAAAGCCTAAGTTCAGCGGCAACAAGTCTTCCAACCAAGGCCCCACCAAGAAAAAGAAAAAGAAGACCGGCAAAAAGAACTTGACTGCAACCCTGGCTGCCCGCCAAAGAGCCGGTAAGTGAGTTTTCGGGAGAAGTTTCTCCTATATGTACTGGCTAGTATTTTCGCTAGCCAGATTCTTTTATTTGGCTGGGCCGCGGTGCAATGCGGAGCGCATGGCGGCTTAAAGGTATGCCCAGCTTTAGGGCAGCGTTACGACACGACCTTTGCGGTGATGATCAGCACAGTATTGGCATTATTGACAGGTAGCAAGCTAGGCAAACAGTAAGCTGCCACAGAAATACCAACCCCCTAATAATACATATACAATAGATTTGATCCCTGTAGTTTTTTGTTCGTGTCTGAGCAGAACGTGGTTGGTGAGCCCGTGGCCACCACCGACGTGCCCGTGGCCGTCGATCCGCAGCAACTCAACAAACCAATCCGCCCCGCAGAGGTAGTCGGCAGTGCCGAAGATGATCTCTTAAAGCACAAACTTGGTCTTGCTAATCAGCATGCCAAGCAAGCGCGTAAGGAAGCGGAGGATGCCAAAAGTCAGCTTGATTCACTCCAACAGGAATTAAATCAAGTCAAGACCGTGCAACAAAGCGCCGTCCAAAAGTCATTAGAAGACCAAGGCAATTACAAACGTCTGTGGGAGGACTTGAAAAAGACCTACGCAGACCAAGGCCAGGAGTTAATTGGCTTGAAGCAAACCCACGAGGCAGTGCTTCGGGAGAGGCAGCAAGACGAACTCCGCGCCAGTGCAATTGACCGCATCGGCCAATCTGGGGCGCTAAACGCGAACCAGCTATACATGTTGATGCAGTCGGGTCTCCGGAAGAATGAGGCTGGAGAGCCAGTGATGCTCGATGGGGGCATAGAGCAGCCACTGGACGACTACCTCACAAATCTGAAGCACTCGGAATCTTGGCAACATCATTTTGGAGCCAGTGGAGCGAAGGGCATGGGGATGACCCAACAGTCCGCCTCCATTGCACCAGGACGGCAGAACCCTTACCGCACGGGAAATCTGACCGAAGCTATGAAACTACAGAATGAGAACCCGGAATTAGCTCAAGCCCTCCAATCGGAGGCAAGGCATCACGGGTGATCCACGGTAAACCCTTACTTATTGATAGGAGGCAAGGCTGATGGCCGCTCCCATGCAGAACTATTCGGGAGGAACATTCCTCACCGACTTAGTTACCCGTCCAGATTTTCTCCAGTACATCCAAGAGGCGATCTACAACGAGTGCAAATGGATCCAATCCGGCGCAGTCGTTAGAGACAACGCCCTTGATGCCCGCCGAGGCGGCGTCAAGGTGCAAGTGCCTTTCTTTAAGCCAATCGACCCAACCGAATCCGTAATCGAGTCCAACTCGACATGGGGCGGTGGCGGTGGCTTCCTAGTTCCCCAAAAGATCACAGGCGACCAACAGGTAATGCCAATCCTCCACAGAGGTTTTGCATACGCCGTTGACGACCTGTCCCGTCTAGGAACTGGTTCGGACCCAATGGCTGCGATCCGCAACCAATTGGCCCAGGCAATCAACAAGCTGCGTTCCAGCACGTTGATTTCCATGTATCAAGGCATGTTTGACACAGCCTTGGCCACCAACACATACGACGTATCCCAGGCTGTTTCTGGTGCGTCCACAGCATCGAACTACCTATCTGCTGCAGCAGTTGTAGGCGCCAAGCACAAGCTTGGAGAGCGTGCAGACGAGCTAAAGATCATTGCAATGCACAGTGATGTGTATGCATATCTCCAGCAAGTCGGCGCCTTGACCTTCTCTGCGAACTCCCTGGCCAGTGGTCAGGCGATTCAGTGGGGCGGCGGTGGCATCGGCGTACGTTCCGATGACATTGCATGGTTCATGGGTCTTCGCGTCATTGTTGACGACATGCTGGCTCCAACCCTGAACGTGGGTGGTGCTGACCAGTATCCGGTTTATCTGTGTGCTGACGGCTGTATTGCCGAAGGCGTGCAGCAGGAGCTACGGATCGAAGCAGAGCGCAACATCCTGTCTAAGCAGGACGTTCTCTCAGTGGACTACCACTACGGCTTCCACGTATTCGGCACCAACTACAGCGGCGCCGACAACCCCACGAACGGAAACCTGTCTACCGCAGGCAACTGGGACATGGTGTACGACACCAGCAAGATGGTGTGGACAACTCAGTTGATTGTGAACACACCGTTCTCCGTCAACACCTGATCCTTACACTGGTAAGGATGAGACCAGGGAGTCAGCAATGCTGGCTCCTTTTTTATTGGGCATTAAACTGGATAGAACCCGTGAACATTCCAGGTGGTAGGCATCGTCCGAATGTATCTGGAGCCTGGAGCGGTGCCACTACCGTTCCGGCCCAACGATGCACCTGCCGTAGTGGATGTTCTCCCGAGTGAAGCACCCAGAGTGCGGCGCAAGTGGAAACGCCGTGGTTACCAAGTCATTTCCGTACCTCTATGACGGCCTCAATCAACGCCACGCTTGGAGCGAGTGACGCGAACAGCTACGTCACGATGACGGAAGCCGACGCTTACGCCGCCAACCAACCCTGGGAAGCCACCTGGCTGACCTACACGGAGGATCAAAAAACGGTTGCCCTGTATCAGGGTATGAAGTGGCTCAACACTCTTAGCTGGATAGGACTTCGTTGCGATCCATCAACGAACAACGCAGACGTACCGCAGGCATTGCAATGGCCCCGCCACGACGCAGCATGTGATGGTGTAGTTGCTAAGTGCTCATTCATCCCTGGTCCGGTGAAGAACGCGCAGTGTGAACTGGCCTTCCAGTTTGCGCGTGATCCAAGCGCGATTATTCCTGACAGCGGTGGTGGAGGCGGCGGCCCAGCGGAGGGGGTCTACGTGAAACGCCAGAAGCTAGATGTATTGGAGATCGAGTACGAGGAATACGCCGAGCACAGCCCGTGCAATGACTGCGGGGATCCCCCGTTGTTCCGCGAGTTTCCCTGGCTGCGCTCACTACTCTCTTGCTGGTACGGGGGAGTAGGAGCTAACAGGCAGATCCGCTTGGTACGAAACTAATGAGCAAGGTTGACGAGGTATTCGGCCCAATCCCTGGCCCCTTGATTCAAGAGTGGGGAACAGCGGGCGTCTTCATAAAAGCCGGGACTAGTACATACGATCCAGTCACTGGTGTGGTGACACCAAGCGAGACGCGCTACGACGTAAAGGTTGTGATCTGCGAGCTAGACATCTCAGAAGATGCTGGCTTGTATCAAAAAGACGACGTAAAGCTTTTGATCGACCCGGGCCAAATCGGTGGATCGTACATCTCAACTTCGGACTACTTTGAGATCCAAAAAGCCGGAGTTACACAAACGATGAAGGTAGTTGACCCCCGGACGTACCGTGGAACTTCACCTGTTTTCTTTGTTGTTATCGCGAGGCCCCAATAGATGGCACGAAAACTAAGCAAATCAAAGTCAGGCAATTCTTTTCAACTAACCAATGTGCGTAAGTACATCGGTTCCATTAAAGGGAGAGTGGCTCAAACGATTGCCCGCGACACGGTGTACGCCCTTAAAGAAATCGGCCCCTACTGGAGCGGAACATTTGAAGAATCCTGGGTAGTGGAGCGGGGCTTCAAACAGATAGGCGCAACAACCCCTCCACCCCCGCGACTACCAACCCCCAATAGGCATAGGATCACGCCAGTGGTTATCCCGGCGTACAAGCAACCCGGCAACCCCCGTGGTTTGTTCAAGAGTCCAGTGCAATACACCATCGAGAACACCACGACGTACCGAGAAATAGCCATGGATCTAGTCCCTGGCCGAATAAAACCGGGAGGACGGGAAACAGCTCCCGCTAACTGGTATCGAACTTTTATGGATGGCGGAGCTTTTGACGCGTTAGTCAGGAAGGCAGTAGCGAAATCCGCGAATTACTCCAATTGGGATAATCAATATGGAGCTGAACGCACCACCCAGAACTTCTAATGACTCTCCAAAACATCCGCCGCTACTACGAACAACCAATCCGTGACATCTGCACTGGATTGAACTTGCCTGTACTCAGCTCTAACCAGCTAAATGCAGAGGGAGAGGCAACCAGTGAATATGTGCAGCTCACTCTTACTTTTGGCGAGATGATCGAACCAGCAATGGGTGGAAACATTGAGAACATCCGTGGAAGCTTCGTGGTGGGTTACTTCTGTCCCAAAGGGATAGGTCCGGGTGGATCGCAAGACCTAATGACGCAGTTCATGACAGCGCTGAACAACTTAAGCATCAGCCCCGTGGCAAGAACTTATGGAGTGCAGGGAACTGTGAAATCGATGAGCGGCCCCACCTTCACTGCGTTAACGGATACTCCATATTTCTATTCGGCTGTCAGTTGTGGAGTGGTTGCAAACTACCAAGCGCCGTAAGCTACTGGAACGAGGCCGTGCCTTGCTAGGAGACCCCCGCCTAGAACGCCCCCAAAAAATTACTCACTTAGGAGGCAAAAACAAATGCCTGTCTCATGCGCTACGACGGCCTTAACTGGTCAGTCTGGCTCTATCTGGTTCACCCCTGCGGGAACCTCTTTCTGTCTGGAGGACTTCACTGACTTTCCAGCCGGAACCAACATCACAGTTCCTACCGACAACGACTACCGGGTTGGCGATACCGTCATCTTCTCGGAAGCCGAAGGCGGCCAACTCGATTCAGCGCTAACAGCGTCTGTTCTAGCAACTGACACCTACACCATTTACTACGTGGTGGCAGTGGCTGTCGATGGAACGTCAGTCGATGTCTCTGCCACAGCAGGCGGAACGGCTATCACTCTCCAGGGTGACGGTGGAACTGGAACGGCTAATAGCCCAGCTCCAGCGCACATCGAAATCGGCTACTACCCTTATGGCGCAGTCTGTGCTGTACGCGAATTTTCACTCTCCATCGAGAGGGAAGAGCTTGACGTAACCACCCTTCCTTGTGGAGTTGGTGGAACCACAGCCGGCGCGAAGTATGCAGCCTTCCGTAAAACCCAGAGCGGTTACGCTTCTGGATCGGGAGACATGACTATTTACTTCACGGACGACCAGTCAACATTGGCCAACCGTCTGTTGGGCAACGTAGTACTCCGCAGCCAAAACGGCGCAGCGGTAAAACTCTACGTTGACACAGTAGCTGGAACGACCACCGAAGCCGGTGTTCTCCAACCAGACGACAGCAAGAGTCTGTACGTCGAGGCTGACATTTCCCTGACTTCAATGTCACTTTCTGTCAACCCTGACGATGCCACAACGGCTGACGTGAGCTACACAATCACCAACCCACGCCACATCCTTGGCGCGACTGTTGGTTGATTAAAATCCGCCCTCTCTCCTGTGGAGGGCGGTTTTCTTTTTTAGCACAGTTAGACTTAACTTGTACTAAAGAACATTCATGGCAGCACCCCGAACAAGCACCCGCTTCATCACGAAGCTGGTAGATGCCGCTCAACTCACCCCCAAAAAGCGCGAAGTAACGCTGGATTCTGGAGAGGTGGTTGTCTTCTATGTGACGCCATTAACAGCAGCCGAACGCGCCAAGGCGCAGAAGGCCACGAGAGGCGACAACGTATCTGGTTTAGCCCTCCAGCTTTTGATTGGAAAGGCAATGGACGAGAACGGCACAAAGCTGTTCACACCAGGGGATGAAGCAACCCTGATGCACGAAGTCCGCGACTCCGATCTACAGAAGCTGATGCTGGCTGTAATGGGTCTCGACGAGGACGGAGAAGAAACTCTCGACATGAAAAGTTCTTCAGAAGGAGCTGAGTAAGGACAACTGGGTTCTTCTTTCGATGGGTGTAGCCAAAGAACTGGGCTATACCCTGACCCGCCTATGGGGCGAAGCAACCCCCGAGGAGATTCTTCTGTGGTCTGCTTACTTCGGCCACATAAACGAGGAGCAAGACAAGGCAATGAAGAAGGCCCGCCGCAGGTAAATAAAGCGCTCCACTTAGACTGACTGGAGCGCTAGATCTGCACGGCCATGGTTAAGGAGAGGATTGATTTAGAGGTTAATCTCACCGGCGCTGAAGAGATAAAGCGACTAGAAAAGAGCGCTGCGAGGTTCGCAGAAGTAGCAAGGGATATCCGCTTTGCCAACAACGAACTCTTAAAGAAAGCGGTCAAGGATAATCAGGCTCTAACTAAGCAGCAAGCTAAGCAGCTAAAACTTGACCGTCTAGCTGCGGAATACGCGGATTTAGAGAAGCAACGAACTACGGCGCAGTTGGCAGTAACCAAAAGAGAGACTGCCGAGGAGACAAAGCAGCTCCGCCTTCAGGAGAGGACGAACACGCTGAAACAACGGGAGCTGGATAAAGCCGCTCGGATTGCAAAGCTGGCCAGAGACCAGACCAAGGCGAGCCGACAACGTGGTCAGCAAGGCGGCTTAATTGGTGCAGGCTTCCCACTGCTCTTCGGCGGTGGAGCGGGTTCAGTAATCGGCGGTGGTCTTGGCGGCTTAGCCGGCGAGAAGTTCCTGGGCAAAGGCGGCGGCTTCGCTGGTTCGATTGCGCTATCCGCCCTTGGCGCTGCCATCGACAATATGGTGGGGCAGACTATTGCATTAGGTAGTGCACTCCAAAGCACCACGGATGCCACAGAGTATTTAGCAGAAAATAACTTATACCTAGATGATGCAACCCGGTTATTAGCGGAGGAGTATAAGACGCTAGGCGACGTAGAGAAAGCCAACGCATTAGCTGCCCAGCAATTCGCCAGAGTTCTAGGTAAGGACGCCTACGATGCCCTGGATAATGCAGGAAAAGAAGCAGGCGAACTAAGTAAGAATGTAAGCATTTTATGGAATGCTTTTATGGGTCTTGCTTCTTACTTAGTGGGGCCAGTATTAGGTGCAATAAACGCAATCTTAGGCGGTGCAGCCCGTGGAATACAAACAGCGAACTTAGAAGATACGCTTAAACGTAGTGGTTATGGGGACAAGGTAAAAGAAGCGAGAGAAGCCAATACGACTAGGACAAAGATGGGTAGGAGGGGCGTAGGTATCAACACCCAGGGAACAAATATCAAACTGACTTTTGACGAGGAGGGTTATTTTGAGGCGCTCAAGAAATTACAGCAAGAGACAGGTGCCACGGGAGGCATCAACATCCCGATAACTGCAGAAGACTTAAAAAACTTTGAGACTAAGACGAAGGGTGGTGGAGCGGATAAGAGCAATCGAGACGCGGAGAATCTATTAAGAGCCCAGGAGATTTATGCGGTTGAGCAGAAGCGATTAGCACTAATGCAAACCATGGAGCCCATGATTGGGCGAGCTGCAGCAGCCAGAGACAGAGCTTACGCTCTAGCGAAAGCAGACTTTGATACGCAAGTTGCTAAGAGCAAAATTACAGCGCTGGATATACCGGACCTGGAAAAAGAAGTAAAACTAAAAACCGAAGATCTGAAACTTCAACAGAAAATATTCGTCCTTAAGAGGAAGAATAGTGAGCGCCTTATGCAGGAGGAAAAGACGCTACGAGAAATAATACAATACAGCGAACTTGATTATGAAATAGCGACTGCACTAACCAATGAGAAAGTAAAGCAACTACAGATCCAAAAGAAAATAGCCCAGGTCCAGAATAGTGATGCTCCTGACGATCAGAAACAAGCGCAGATTGATGCGGTGGAAAAGATGGGAAGCATAACCAAACTGGATCAGCACGTCATCAAG